AGATAACCGTTGTTATAGGCTGAAAGCAGCGTGTTGCAATCTAGCTGTCGCATTGGTTATATAGTTTCTTATAATAGTGAATGAATGTGTACACATGTTAGCGAATGAGTTAACTGTGTAGTTTAAGGCTCTAAAAATCTGCTTAAAATTTAGCTTAAAACTCTTCGAGCTCGGGAATCTAGCGTCCGCCCTTCGGGCTCGTTTGGAACTAGCGGTGCTATTATGGGGTGCCTACACGTACTATTATTCTGTCGCCAACGGCTGCAATAATCTGTGTGCGCTCTAGTACACCGCGTGGAACGATTGTAGTGTACCACTCAATGAACTCACTGTCCGACGGAACGTCACCGCTTGCAACTGCAATGTTTACATCGTTGACAGCAGTGTCACTTCTGTTGCATATGGCCACACTTAATATTGCATATTCAATTTCACCGGCAGGTACTGTGTATAGTATGTGATCGGTTCCGTCTGTGGTGCTAATGTCTGCTGTACTAAATCTTCCATTTAATTGCTCGCCGGTCTTAACTGTAAACCCGTGTACTGTTACTGAAATGCTCATGTCTGTCTCCTGTTATCGGACGCTGGGGTTGCGTATTTGTGCAGCCCGTACTAGTCCGTCTGGCTTATAGTCTTGTAGTGTGTGCTTGGGTATCCAATCAGCTACTCCACCGTGCTGTTGTGTATTTAAGCGGGATGCTAGACTTTCTGCTTTCATCTTGGCTTCACGTAGTGCCACTGTATGCACATATGGTTCTAACAATGCATCTTCGTCGAACTCTCGCTTGGTCCTGTTTAGTGTCTTGCTGTATGCTTGTATTGCATATATCTTGCTTGGGTCTTTGTTAGCCATGCTAGGTTTCCTTTAATTTTATAGTGTTGCAAAGTCTTTGATAACAATAGTACCTACCATGCTACCGTGTAGTGTACACTGATATTCATAGTTGCCAGTGGTATTAATTGGGATCTGCCAGTATAGTATTCCACTATCTTTGCCTTGCGCACTAACACCTGTTGTTATTGTGCCTGAGGTTGATACGTGAATTAGTCCAGTGTTGTATGCAACATTAGCTGTTGTTTGAATTTGGAATGGGTGTCCGCCAGCTTGAATATCAAATGCAATGGTTGTTCCGCTTATAGCATACACTGTGGGATTATTACCCGAGTAGTGATTGTTCATCAAGTATGCACTTGCGCCACTGTTGGTTACTCGTAGTTGTGTAATTGCAGGGTATGTTGTAACTGAAGCAATCAAATTGCTGTTGTCAGTTAGGTCACTTACGTCAGTTGGTATTGTTCCTGAGAACGCAACTGTTACAATGTCTCCTGACACACTAGTTGTAATATCTGTGCCACCTGCAACTGTAAGCGAATCAGTAATAGTGTTTGCTGTTGTAGTTCCGGTGTCGCCTGTTATAGTTGCCCATAAGTTTTGATCTGGATCACCACCGCCGCCACCGCCACCTGTTGCATCGTCTACCCATTGATAGTCTGTGCCGTCCCAGCCTAGTATTTGGTTAGTGCCAGCTGCGGCAATATTTAAATGTGTGTCTACGTCTGCGTTTACATATGTGTTGCCATACGGAGCAGTAGTTATATCAAACTTATTTGACACAGCGTTCCATGCTAGTATCTGGCCAGCTGTTGGCGTTCCTAGGTTGACATCACTAAATGCGCCTACGCTAAGTGTACTCAAATCATCTGCTGTTACAGTATAGCTAGTTAGGTAAGTTTGTAGATCACTAATTTGGCTTTCAGTAACACTCAGTGCTGCATTGTGCTGTGTAACACTACCTTCTGTAATGTTTGCATTTGGCACATTGGTCCAAGTAACTGCTGATGATAGATCGTTTGTTTCTGTATAACTTGTTAAGTAGGTTGTTAGGTCTGGCGGAGTGTAACGGAACACACCTGAAGTGTTATCATAACTTATTGCTCCGTCACCTGATGCTGTTAGTTCGTTGCCTACACTAAGACTGCCAAGTGTAAGCACTGAAGGTGTGCCTGACAAGTTTGCATAATCTAAGTAGTACGAACCATCAAAGCCATCTAGTGTATCAGCATCTGTTCCTGATCCACCTGTTGTTGCATCTGTGCCCGGTGCCCAATTGCTGCCGTTCCATTTAAGAACTTGTCCTGTAGTTGGTGCTGACGAACTAGTATCAACATCACTTAAGAAGTCAATAGTAAATGCACTCATGTTAATTGTTACTTCATCGGAGTCAGTAGCAATAGCTGTGGCTATGTTTGTGCCGCCTAGTACACCAAGTGTATCAGTTGATCCAGTAGCTGTAGCTGTTCCGTCGTCACTAGTAATAGTATTATATACATTTGCTGCGCCTGAGCCTGCTATAATAGCAGCATCGGTGTATGTTTTAATAGCAAGCTCAGTTGGAACAGTTAAATTATTTGCGCCTGCGCCACCAAGTGTTATATCTGTACTAAACTCATTGATTACTACACCTGCTGCGAAACCTAGACTACTCAAGTCTTGTGGTACAAATGTAAACACTCCGGTCGCAGTATCGATACTTAAAGCATTTGCTCCTGCCGCTGAAGTAGTTACACTTAGGCCTGCAGCAGCACTAGCCCACGCTAACGCACCTGCGCCATTTGTTGTTAAGTAGTATCCGCCAGTTCCGTCTGCACCTGGCCATGTTTGATTATTAAGTACTAAATCGCCTGTTGTAGATAATGCTATATCAGCTGTACTAACTTGAAGGCTAGTAGTCGGAGTAATCTTTAATGTACTCGAGCTAGTAATTTGCGGACCGTTAGTTGTATCAGTTTCAATTTGAAGTTGATTAGTATCGCCAAACGTTGCTTTTAAATCAGTAGCAAAAGTTAAATTGCCCGTTAGTGCGCCGCCAGCAGCAGTAAAGATCTGGACATTGTTTACAACGCCTGCGGACGATGTCAATGATAATGTTCCGCTACTTTCTGAAAGTACGTATGTAGTGTTGCCTGCACTGATGTCAAGATTGTCTAGGTCTGCTTGGTCAGCAAGTTGTACCCACGCACCAGCATGTGCATAATATGCTTTGCCCTCTCCGTGTACGTGAGCAAACATTCCGTGATTGTCTGATGCAGCAGGTAAGTCTGCTAGTGTAGGATATACTTCCCAAACTAAATCGTCAGATGTAATTCCACCTGCAGATGTAATAAAGCCAACATCGTTTGTAAATGCTGATAGTGCAGTAGGAGCACCTTGGAGATTTCCATAATTAATACCTCCAGCAGCTTGATCGCTTAAAGCAGTAGTAACCCAACCTCGGGTGGCTATAATAATTTTCTCACCAGCAGTGCCTGTGTATACTCGCAGGGTACCGTTTGATTCGTCAAAAAATATCTCACCTGGACTTCCGCTTAGAATATCTAAGCTTCTTGCAGACCTCTTTAACAGCCTTACTGATCTTTGTGGCATTGTCATATCATAATCATCCTCTTTGTAGTATTTATGTTATAAGTACGAGTATGTTATTCAAATCTTATTACTTAGTACAAGCGCACTCACGTTTGACACAAAAACTACAAACTCAGTTTAATCCAAACGAGCTTGTTAGGAACAAAGAGCTAATGGACATTCATGAGGCCAAGCGCCGAAGCATATCTTATGCGGATAGCCTTAATGAAAGTGTTAGCATGAACACTAAAGACTGGAAGCCAGTAATCCGGTTAGTTACTGATACTGGAAAGTATATCGTTGATATCAATTCTGTTTAACTAGTCAATATTATTAATAAATTGTTTTAGTAATGTACTATTAGTCTCTGCTCTAACCTTAGGCATGTTATCGCCGTCAGCTGGGTCTTGGCGTTGTGTAGGTTGTGTACTACTACGCTTTAGTGCAGATGTAATTGAATTGCCACTACTGTTATTACTATAATTATTTCCGTCTTCGTCACCGTCTTGATCACAATCAATAATACGTAGTGTGTTGATGTCAAAGCCTAGATCAATCTTTTGTCCTACACCACTTGAGTTACGTGTCTTCATTAGCTGTAACTGATAGCGTCCACGGTCACGCATTGCTCTACTTGTAAAGATACCAAACACGTTGTCTGCTGTTTGAATCTTACTAAGTCCACCACTGATGTGCGAGTGATCAAATTCGATCTCTTCAACAGCACCACGGTTCAACTGTGCTGCTGTAATAAACACACATTGTAATTCCATTGCAAGGTTACGTAACTCTTCTGATACGTACTTGTCTTTAATGTACAAGTTCTCTGCACTTACTTTCATACTAGCTGGCATCAATAAATCTAAGTAGTCAATTAGCAGTACATCTACTTTCTTACCAGTTTTAATTTCATATTCTTTAATATAACTTCGAATGTCATTTGCAGTCTTGCCACTAGGCATATACTTAACTTGAAATGCTCCTGACTTCTTACCAATCATTTTAACTTTAAGTTCAACGTCATCTATTTGTTTAAATATTTCACGTGTGCTGATTCCAGTTAACATACTATCAATGCGCATACTAACTAAGCTCTCTGCAAGCTCAAGTGTAATGTATAATACATTCATGCCTTTCTCAGCCATGTTCACACCAATGTTAGCAAGGAACAAACTCTTGCCTGCACCCGAACCACCTGCAAAGATGTTAAGCTCACCTCTGTTAAAACCACCAAACAATTTATTGTCCATAGCAGCCCAGCCTGTGCTTACTTGTCCGTTTGTATCTTTAATTCCTTCAAGACGTTTACGCGGATCAGCAAAGTAATCTGTACCCAAGTCTTTTTGTAAACCAATTTGCACAGCCTTCTTAACTAGATCTTCTACTGGTCCGTACTCACCTTTCTCAAGTAAGTCTGCACTTTGTAAAATAGCGGCTTCTAATGCTTTGTGTCTACTAAACGTTTCAAACTCCGAAAGCAACCAATCATAATGGTTCTCTTGTAGTTGTCCTGGATCTTTCAAGTCAACATGCGAGGCTGCATTAATCATATCAAATGTAG